CCACGCTTTTGCAATCGTTGGATGTCGTCTAAGCCGAGGCTATTGTTAGATTCCATCTATTAACCTCACACTGTGTAGGTTAATAAAAAGTAGTGATTACCTAAAGACTGGAATGCGTGTATATCGACGAGAGCAGTTGTACTAGCAGCCGCTACACCAGTTGCAGTTGTGCCGCCACCAGTGGCTTTAATTTCTGCATCTATTAGTGCTGTTGCCGTACCGTCTGCCATTTGTCTAGGGCTAAAAGGCCCAATCACATTGCACCCATATCCGCTTAGTACTGCCATTAGTCGTCACCTCAAGAGCGGCGACCTATTGCGAGAAAAGTTCCACCTGTAGTTTGATGGCCTACTGCACCGGCACTTAGAGTAATTGTAGTGCCACTAAAGGTAGCCATGTCTCCGGGTAAAGTCAAATCTACTGCTGCGTATGATGTACCACCAGCGATGTCTATATGCTGAACTTTTGCAAGGTTACCTGCTGCTGTCGGATTAACTATCACTGCGTCAATGCTTGCGAGCAAACTAGCCAAAGCAATTTGAGTATCTGTCGCTGCGTAACTTCCCGTTACTATCATTCTATCACCGAAATAACTCGGTCTTGGATCTATTGTTACTGCCATTATTCTTCATCTCCTGTTATATTTTGTTCTTCAACTGCCTCTTCGACTGGAACTTCTTCGACTACAGGTTCCGGCTCAGGAGCAGGTAGGTTGAGAACGGTTCCTACCATATCGAGCAACTTGCTCTTGGTATTATATCCGCCCACGACCTCACCTTTTCCTTTAAGCCATGCACTGATGTCTTTCTTAGTCCAGCCACTATCAGGGAGTCCGTCATTACCGGCATCGACTGTTACACCTGCGTCATCGTGAATCACGAAAAACTGAGGTCTTAGTCTAAACCTGTGTTCATCAAGCCATGCCTGACTAACTTCTACGGTTTCCCCTCTTATCCATTCCCCTGCTATGTCCATCCTACGACGGTACATTAAGGGTCCACGGAAGGTTACTTTAGGCAAGTTGAATCACCTTAACCTGCGATTAGTGTAATCAAGGTAGTATCGGTTGCTCCACCAACAGTGAATGTTAGTTCACCAGTTTCGTGTGCCACTACAGTTACTGCTGCTGCCAAAGACTCGTCAGTGTCAGTGTTGTTTGTCAAGTTGATAAGTGCATAAATTCGACTTAGGCTTGAGTCATAAGCATTAACTGCAAACTTTTGAGTTGTTCCTGTATTACCTGTTACCATAACTGAAATTAGTCTTAGACCTGATACTGGTACATTCGTTCCTGCAGAGTTAGTTGCTGCAAATGGGGTCAAACTACCCGGATAACCGGAGGTACCCCCACTGTATGCAGCCCCTGCTCCACTTAGCCAAGCGGTGTTGTCGCCCATTGTACCGTCTGCATCAGGTGCACTTGCTAGTGCACCCGGAGTGTTACCTGCAATTGGTATATCTAGGTATGTTGTCGTTACTGTTAGTTGTGTGTGCGATGTTACTGTTGCCATATTTTTTCATCTCCTTATTTTTATCACCATTAACTTCACTTAAGAGCACGGATCTGTCCTTGGCCTCCAAAGAAAGTAGTCCAAACTTCACCCATTGTGCGGTAAAGTCCTTCTTGCCCTAGTCTGTTAATTGCGAATGGGTCACCAGTCTCGATACCGGACTCAAAGTATTGAGTTGGTTTCGCAGTACTGTAGTATAGATAATCAGTGTCAAGCAGGTAAATTCTGCTGATACCGTCTGAGGCTACATCCTTAGATGGGATGATAGGTACACCGTTGTAAGTTGCGACAATAAATCCTGCCTCAACACCGGGTACACCTTTAACGCCGTTGTAAGTTGGTACAACTCTCTTCTCTTCCATGAACCTTTGTTGGCTCTGTAGAAGTTGCTGAATACGCATCAGAGTGTCATATCCTGTTAGTATAACCTTCGGGTTACCACCACGAATCCAAATCTTTTGGAACATTTCGTCAAGGTGGTCAAGGCTTAGAGTTCTGTCAGTAGAAGTGTCGCTAACAATATTGTTGCTCATCTCTGCACTTGCCCAAGAGTTTGCGCTTCGGTCAATGCTGTAGATGTCAAGGTCATTATCAGAAGATAAGTCGTCATGCCCTGCGTTCATTCCTGTGGTTGTTGCTGCAGTACCGTCATCATGGTATGCTGCAGTGATTCGGTCCAAAGACTCGATGTCATTTCCAGCAGGTGTGTCTACATCTGTAGTTAGCATTTGGTTGATGTGCTCAGCGTGGTGCTTGCCCATCTCTTCCTTTAGGACAGAGCGAATGTCGCCAAGTCCGTCATCCTTGTCATTCAAGAAGATTGCAACCTCGGACATATCGAATGAGTGTGCGATTGTCTTAGGCTTTGCTGCAACATTTTGGAATGTTGGCTTGGTAGTGTCAGGTAGTGTGCCGTTCTCAGGAATTCCGCCACCAACAGATGTTGAAGGCTTAGCGGTGACAACACGCCATCCACTTCGGTCCCAAGGTTTCTTAGGTAGAATGGAGAATGCGTTGAATTCTTGATTCAACTGGCTCCATACTTTGCGTCCGTAGATCGCTTGGTAAGTTCCTGCAGTTGTGCTCAATAACGGAGCATCTGCTTTGAGAAGTTCGCTACCGGAGTAACCGAATCCCATGTTAGTTCCAGCGCCATAATAATAACGCTCCATGTCTTGTACTGTTCGTGTATAATTTCGTGCCATGTTTATTCCTCCATTTAATTCCAAACTGTTCCTGCGAGACTGTGTACTTCATCCCACGACATGTTTGCTAATTCCTCTGTAGTTGGTATTTCTACTGTGGAGTTGTCATTTGCTTTGCGGATTTCTACCGCAGGTGTTGCAGAACTAATGTTATCAATTCTGTCACTTAGTTGTGATATTGCTTTCTCGATGTTAGTTAGTGGTGCACGAGCATCAAACTGTGATGCTGCACGAGCCTCTGCTTCGGTACTGAGTTCCTTTTGTAGGCGCTCGCCAAATACATCGTTTAAGTTGTTCTTGAATTGCTGCTCGATTGCAGCAGCCTTGAACACTGCATATGCTTCTTCAATTTCAGTTGGTGAAACTGTTTCAGGGTTTAGGTAAGATTTTGCGACTGAACCGCCACTACCTAGTCCTGATGCAGATAATGCACCAGTTGATGGCGAACCACCCTCTGTTGCACGACCTGCTACTTGTCCATTCATCTGTGTTTCAGGGAACTGCTCAGGTGTGCTACCAAGGTTAGCCTTAGTAACATCATCGAAGTGAGCACGAGCCGCACCAGTATCTACACCAGCAGACTTTAGGGTATTCTCCATCCAGTCTAGGTATTCGCTACTGATAACATCGCTGTAACCATCGCTCTTTTTTGTTTCATCTTTGTCCTTATCGGTCATTTTTTCATCATCCTCTTTATCATCGGCTAATTCTAGTTTGTCACCTTTCGGCGGCGGAGGTAAATCATCATCATCATCATCATCGCCTTCTTCTTCCTCAAGTTCGTCTAAGACTTCCTCAAGTTCTTCTTCCTCATCCTTTGGCTTGTCCATATCGTCAAGTTGTTTAGATAAGCGATCGATTACAGATGATAATTCACCCAATGCATCTATTTCATTTGTCATAGTTGTGTCCTCCTTTAGTATTCTAAAGGATGCTTCAGGGTTAATCCCCTTTTCACAAATAGTAACTTCATGTAGTTCTAACTTGGAGATTTCTGTATAGTCTCCATGCTTTGCATCTGCTTTGTTAATGCGCTTAAACGCTTGTCCACCGATGCTGAACCCTGTTAGGTTACCCTTGCGAATCTCATTGGCTACTTCACGAGCCTTCTCGATGTCATCTCTTAGTTTGATGACAACGAACATGCCAGCGTCATCGACACCGGACTTCCATAGTCTACCATCAGAATCAGTGTAAGCCTTGATTACTTCACCAACCTGAATGTTTGAATGTGCTAATTGTACATTGCGGAAACCTTGTGCTTTCATAAAGTTACCAAATGCATCTTTTAATGCTCCACGAGTAATTAAATCGCCTTGTTTATCTACCATCTCTACAGATGCATAACCAGCGATAATTAAGTCATTGGAGGACTTGATAATGGAAATACTAGCAGGGTGTGCTGGGGTAGAAGCCCTAAGCGCCGCCGCATTTGCCATGACCAATTTTACGCCACTTATACTATTTAATAAGGTACGAAGGCCGCTTTATCTCTGTCTATAGACAAATGTCCATCAGTATCATCTACTATTTCACCAAGAGCAGGCTTGCGGTACTTTGATTTTTTATCTTCAGCCATCTCTCGTTTTTCACGCTCTATATCCCGAACATCGTGATCGGGCATTGTCTTTGAACCAACAAGACTAGTAGGGCCACTTGGCGATTCTATAGGGGTCGCATAACCAATTCCAAGCCCCATTGCACCTGTAGATGAATCTCCTACAGCACCTACACTTGACTTAAGCATAGAAGAAACTAAATTCAGACTTTTGGCTAATAATCTTCTAACTTTGTCTTTCTCCCAAAAATCAGTACCTTCTACTTTCTTAGGAGGAATTAGCGGCTCTCCTTCACCTTCCGACTCATGTACCTCGGCTTTACTCTCTTCATCCATTACTATTAGATCTGCTTTCAACATTACCCCAGCAACCGGCGACCAAAACGGCCTTTGACTTTCTGCTAAGCGAATTAGCCAGCCATTTTCTGCTTTGGGATTAAACATATACCACTCGCCATCTATAGAAGAAGCACGGTAACTAACATCACCTGCTGCCATCTTGATAACTATTCTATCCCCCTCTCTATCGATTTCATGAGGCCATAGTGTAGGCTCAGACTTAGTAAACATAGATAATGTCTCTGTACTAGATACACCTTCACCTTCCGCTTCACCCTTAATCTCATTACTATTTACAGTATAAATGTCAGCACCATCAACATTTTCAGTTACCGATATTGTATCTACATTAACCGTTACAATATCACCTAATTCATATTTATCTTTACTTTGAAATGATGTACCTACATCCATGTAAGTATCACCCTCATACTCAACAGCACGATTACCAAGTGATTCTTCATGAGTAATAGGACCAGTACCTAATCGATATGTGTACGAAGATGTACCCTTTCTGTCAAGAACCATCAAATTGATGTCTTGACCTTCATCGAATAATACCCACTTTGGATGTCGGCTTTCTCCTTTCATATAAGTGGAGTTAGCGTCACGCAATACCAAACGATCGTGTTCCTTACGAAGGTCTTTGATAATAGCCTCTAAACCAACATCATCTGTTAATCTCAAATTATGGGCCGCAGGTAATAGTACATTTTCAGTACTCTCCATTGTTCCTCTTAGAATCTTAATTCGCTCTTGCAATGATAAATCAAATACATCACCATCATCATATTCAACAATATCAATTACATTGTATTCATCATCAGCGTACACTACATCAACTACGAAGTCTTTATCTGAAATCTTGGAGAAATTCTTCTTAGTCTCTTTGTCAAGTTTAGCATCCCCCTTAGCAGACACCTTCTTACCTTTCTTTTCTACGAAGTATCTTGGACCTTCAGGCATAGCAGATACTATCCAGTCTCCGCTAAATCCTCGGAGATGTTCTAAATCTTCAAGTTTGAATATGCGATGCATGGGTTGTAGTATCGGATAATCTGCATCTGCTTTGAGCATAATATCAGGATCTGATAATGATGCTAATAGTATCGCTCCTTCAGTTACATCGTGTTTCTTCTCTAATCCACTAAATGCAGGAGGCCTTCCAAAACCAACTTTATTATGCTTACCCAAAAGATGACCCCACTGTTCTACGAATTCGGGGATAATCCGCTCATACATAGACATTGGCATAGTTCTTGATGAAAAATCATAAGGTTCAACATTTTCCCACCTAACGATTTTTTGATTATGATCGCGAATTGCTTTTATTGTAGGTCGATACCCTGTCCACTTAAAGTGGTCACTAGGGTCAGTAAAGATACAAGTGACTCCGTTCCCCCCTCGCTCTGAAATATTAGATATGGTACCCATTCTATTTTTGAAAGAAGGATGAGTCAAAGCACTTACACCCTTAGTATCAGTAGAAGGATTAACCACTATATGCCCATCTAATATTTGCGCTGCACCTCCATAAGAATGCCGTGGAGGGACAAAGTGAATACCTAACTGCTCTTCCATTATTCTAGTCTTTTCAGTAGGTTGGCCCTCATCATCCAAGTGTAAAAGGTGGCGCATTGCAACCACATGACGGTTAACTGGGTGATCCCAATCCTCACTCTGCTCTAACAAATCTCCTTTCAACTCAGGGTGCATTGCGATTAATAAATCATGAACTGACATTTGCCTAATGTGAGGTGCTACTTCTTTCAATTTTTCAGGAGGATGGGCAGATTGAATTTCTCGTAATTTGTCAAATACATTGTTAGATGTAAAGCCTCTTTCGTTATCAAAGAACGGTACATTAGTAGTACCAAGACCAAAATTTATTTTTTGAGTTCTCACCTGAGCATGCCCAGTATGAAGCCCATTAGTCTTGACAAGTTCTCTAATTAAATTATGAGTCTTACCGCCTTCAGGTAATTCCGTTTTACCATCTTCACTTGAAGTATTATATGTTTGAAATCTGTCATCAGGTTCCTGCATATGTAAATCCCTTTCAGATTCAAGAGCGACTACCACAGCATTCGATAACATTTCATGAGCGCCTTCTCCCATTGATATTCCTTGAGCATCTATCATTGCTCTATTATCTTGACTTTTCATACCAATAGCGTTTATATCAGCAGCCAATTTCTTCACTTTTTCTCTTGGTCCTCTAGTAAATGTATTCGGTTTATAGCCTCTTAATCGCTCAACTTCGTCAGCAAGTTCTTCCTTTATTTTTTTATAATCCTCATTATCAGTATCGTCATTTGCTTCATATTCATGAATAGTATTTAGTTTATCCATCAACGCTTCTTTAGTTAATTGAGGCCCCTTCAGATATTCAGCCAAATCATGACGGGCTTCCTTGAACTCATCATGCAATTTTACTCTACCATCTATCAGATCACCGTTGGCTTTAGTCCCATGTATTAATCTGTGCTTTGCGTTGCCTAAATTTTCATAGTCATCGTATAAACGATTCCTTTCTACATTACTTATGCCCGGCTCTTTTATTCGTTGAAGTATTTCTTCCATATTTTCATCATGGTCTCTGATATGTATGCGTATATCTTGTACCCTTTTTGCAGCAATATCAAACTTATCCTGTAATTCCTTTTCACGAGTTACATCATCTTTAGTGTGTGCGTGTCTAAACAACGCAGTTACGCTTTCATTAAATGACTCCGCATCTCCTAAACCTAACACATCATTACGCTGTGGATTAAAAGGGTGATTTCCACCCCCTAACATTTCATGCTTGTTATGTGAAACATGAATCTTTTTGTATTCTGCACGGGTTTGTTGATCAACTCTACTTATTTCTTTACGGTGTGCATCCGGTCCTACAAAGCGAAAACTATCAGGTATACTTTCATAATCACCTTCAGTAGAACCTTGGCCTCTCATTCGGTATCTACCCCAGTCGCCTTCCTTTATCTTATCATAACTTTCACGCATATTAGCCCTATGTTGCTTCTTATTGGCTATCGTGTCCTCTACAGAATGTGAACGGCCCCTAATGCTTTTATCTAAACCACCTGTACCTCGCCCTATACCCATGTAAGGTCTATTATATTGAGATAATTGTGCAGAAGGCTCAATTGCCGCCTTCATTTCCAATAACGCATCTTTCTGTCTCTGCCTACCTATATTTTTAGTTATATCATATTTAGGAATATCACCTAACGATCGTAATACTACCTTTGTAGGCTCAGGGAATTTGACATTTTCTAAACCTAAAGCCTTTTTTGCCTCATAATCTGCGAATTCCTCATCGTCATATACATTATGAAAAAAGCGTGTTAATTGAGGCTGGCCTGCCCAAGAAAGTGTATTAGAAGTAGATAGTAATGGTTTAGCAATACCTGTCCCTGTCAAAGCATTTGAGTCAAATTCTTCTCTAGGTCCAATATAATATAAGTCCTTATCAGCATCTTCATACAAATTAGAACGACGGCTATAACTTTCAGGATGCTCAATATCAAAAAGTAAATTTTGACCTTTGTGATGAAATATGGGCGCTATTACCTTAAGTGCATTATTTAGATCTAAATGGTGCCCACCCATACTTTGGAATATCTGAGAAAACATATCATTAAATCCTCTATGATCGTCATTCATAAAACCTCCAGCCTCCTCTAAATCCACCCTTCTATTCATGTAAGGTATAGCATGATTTCTCATCTCCGTACTATCGTAAATAGCGTCTTTACCTGTTTGCATCTGAGCATCTATATCCTTAATATCATCTGCTTTGAAATTATCATATATTATTTGGTGAACCCTATAATCTGAACTAGGGTGCTTTCCACTTTCATAATGGCTTTGAAATTTAGGATCCCAATTAACTGCTGCATAAAGTCCACTTCTCGTTATATTTTTCGGATTAACTTTAGTCAACCAATCGTTCCAACCTCTTACTGGTTTATCAAGTTCCATGTCATCCATAGTAAATTGTTTGGTTTTATTATCATATTTGAATAAATCATGCCTTAATATATCAGCCTCAAGTGCAGCCGCATATGCGTCATTTTCTGATATGTTTTCATTATTAGTCATTATAATGTCTTTTGTTCGATTTATTATTTCCTTATTTTTATCCGGTAACCCCAACATAGCGTAAATGCCTCTTTGTAAATTTCGCTTCTGTTTAGGAAAAAGAGAATCGAATACATGATTTGGGATTTCACTATGTTCTGCAGCAACTGCTTCAGGGGTCGCAAAATCATTCTCTGAAGCATGAGTATCTTGTTTAGTCAAAGAATCCAATAATGACTTTGCCCTAAGCCCTAAATTAAATCTAAGTCTTGCCGTGTTAATCCCTAACCTCTCTGTATCATCACTTAAATCTTCATCTTTATCTAAACCGTTTTTAGAAATATAATCATATATATGCTCTCTTTGCGCTTTATTAAAACCTTCCAAACCAAACAAATAATCTTTGAGAGTAAAATCTCCATTTCTCATTTCTTCTAAATGCAATTCAACATTTTTTTCAGGCCCTAAACGATTCTCCTTTTCTGCAAGTCTAAGATGGTTAGAATCATTAGTATTAAGTTGATCAAGCATATTACCCATATTTGCTACATTCGGAGTAGACCTATCTCTACCATCCTTTAACCAACCTCTTATCCTCCCATCATCATATTCAGCCCTTGATTGACCTCTATGCTTTGGATCATCATCAGACACTTTATGATAATTAGCCATAATAGAAAACCAAGCAGGTACTAAATCTTTTGAACCATTTGAAAAGGTATGTAATAGATTTTGCATCAGAGGATTATTGTGAGGTTGCAGATAATGATTCTCTTCAATAGTAGATTCAGGATGAGGAACATTATCGAATTGAGTAGCACGAGTATCACGCTTATACCCAACATCAAATGTTAATTTTTCACCACCAAATCCTGCACCTTCTGCTGATATATTTTGTCCGGGTTCTATGTAACTATCTTGATCGAAAAAATCCACACCGTACTGCGGCAGTTGATTCTGTTCTTGCTTAGCAATCATCAAGAGTACATCTTCATTGTATACAGATTCATAATACAAATCTGCTTTAGTTACAGAACCGTGAGCCTCAAGATATTCATTCGCTGCTTCAGATAAACCTATACCATCAACTAAAGACTTAACAAAAGTCTTTCTACGAAGATTCAGAGTATCTAAAGGAGTCTCTATCAAACCATCACCCGCCGCTTAGTTTAGGCGGCGAGACAGATTTCCAAGACTCTTTCTTATTTGCTGGTCTTGATACTTTTGGATGTTGCCACCAGCCGATTTAAGCACAGGGCCTTCACCACCCTTTTCATTAAGTCGGTACTTTATTTGACTATCATATGCGTCAGGGAATTGAGTTGGTTTGTCAAGTATGTTACTCTTTTCTGAACTAGCACCTGCATTCTTAACATCTTCAGATTCAATCAAACTATTGTTAGTAGTATATGCTGCACTCTGTACATTATCTTTACCAGCAGATTGGGTCATGAATCTTTCTTGACCTTGTTTTGAGCCTTCTTTTTGAGTGTATTCGGGATAACTGCTTCTTGCCTTTTCAACTTTATCAGCCAATTCATTCGCTTTTTGTAACATTTCTGTAAAATTTTCATCTCTTGGTTCAAACCGTGGTTTCATTTTAATCACTCCATTCCCATATTATTACCAGTGGACCCGGTACTCTTTGCTTGGTCAGCCAATGCGTGAATATCCGACCATTCCATATCATGGAATTCAGCATTAGTAGAAGGCATAGACAATTCATCCCCTTTCGTAAACAAATCACCTTCGATTGGTCTGAAATCATCTGCAATCATACCACTTGGCCTTTGTGTCTTAGACATTACAAACCCTGCTTTCTTTAACATATTCATAGGATCCGCCATTGTCTTTCGCAAATTAATATTCTCTTGCTTAAGCATTTGCAAATCATTATCCATATTTTCCATCTTACTAATGAGCGCACCCATTAGTTTCTCTGCCGTCTTTTGTTCCCCCTCTTCAGACATAGTAATCACCTCAAACAGTACGATTGCTTAATCTTTGCATAATATGACCTGTACGGTTTGTACGAATCATACCGGGTAAAACATCATTAGATGCTGGATGAGTCTTTTGAACTGTATTAAATCGCATAACTGGTGTACCACCAGCATAGATGTCATTAACCCCTACAGTTGCAGTATCTTCTTTCTTAATTGCCTTTTCAACATCGTTAGACAAGTAATCAGCATACTTTGTAATTTCATTAATATGAGAGCGAGCACTCATTGCGTCTTGTTCATCTAGTGCTTTGTAAAAAGCATCAATATGAGTACGCATCTTTCTAGCCATTGGGTCAAGTTTCAACAAGTCCATGTACGGGTCCACCACTTCACTTAACTTTAATCTTGTCATGCACCCTTGAATCGACCTGAGTTTCCAATACTAAGGGCTGCTTGTTCAATGGGACTTGGAGTTGAGCCTCTTTGTTGTACGCTACTTACTGGAGAACCACTACCCATACTAGTTCTATTTTGAGGACTAGAGTTAGGACCACCATCACTCATACTTCTAACGCCAGCAGAGGCTTGACCACCCATTACTCCGGCTAATTGTGGAGGAATATTACGACTCGGTAATTGACCGGGGTTAGCCTGAGGTTGTGGCATACCGCCACCCGGAGGCATCATACCGCCACCCGGAGGCATCATACCGCCACCCGGAGGCATACCGCCACCCATACCTTGCTGCATCTGTTCTGCTGGATCAGGTTTCTTGTAAATGAAGCGAACATCTCTATTACCTTCTTGAACGAGTTCAGGTTGATAACCAAGCATAACCATACGCTGTGCGATATTGACTTCCATCTCATCACGGCGTAATCTAGTAACTTCATCTTCTTCTTCATTAGGATAAAGGGTCAATTGCCAATCACTGACATCTAATTGTTCCATAAGTCGAGGGAATAAATGCTCAGTGTATACTTTATGACCGAACTCTACAGCACGGTTAGTAACAAGTATCTGCATCCCTTCATTATTTAGACCACCTGATTTACCAGTGTCCATCATAAATACATTCGATACTCCATAAAATGACGCTATGCGCTGTCGCATCTCATCCCTTGCTGGAAGATATTGCATCTCTTCAAGTGTGTCCATGAATTTTACCCAATTGACCCCGCCCTTACCAGTATTAGATTCAATACCAATCTTAGGAATGTAATGTGGATCACGCTCTAACTTCTCATCCATAGATTTGAAGAAAGACTTCATCGATTCTAAATTATCAGTTGTCACTGAAATAAGACCTTTAGGCATTCGACGCTTACTATAAGCAGTATACATGTAATTGTCCATTGCTGTCAAAGTCATAGCCTGTCTCCATAATGACGAAACAGGTGAACGACCATACAATTTAGATGGATTGTATTTACTAACATGAATTACTTCACCTTCTAAATAATATTGAGTTTTACCACTGCCTGCTGTATTAACATAATGTACATCTTCTAAGGCATACCCGCAAGTTTCACATTCCTTTTCTTCTTCTGCATAACTACGCACCACATCTCTATGTAATGGACAGGCTCGATACCTACCTCCTCTTACACCACGCTTATCTGATATAATACGCAAAAATATAGGGTCACCTCTAATTATTTCCTTTACTCTATAGAATGAAATCTCTTTTGTTTCAGGGTCTTGATAGTATTCTTTAATGAGAATCATAAAACCATCATCCATAATATTAAGATCATACTCAATTTCTCTTAATACATCCATAAAGGTCTGCTCCATACTGTTACGCTGGTCTATTAACCAACGAGGATAAACAATTTCATTAGGGTCAGGTGTTTCTAAATTAATACCTTCACACTCAAAACATTCTTCGACATCATGTTGATGCTCTTTTCCACAATCTATACACTTCTTGTGAAACTTTCTCTCCCAATAATA